CGATGAAGCTTTCTGACACGCAGCGGATTGTATTGAGCCATGGCGCGCAGCACCCGCAATTGCTGGCGATTGCGCCGAAGCATTTGCCAGTCGCTGCCTGCCGCGCGGTGGTGAACAGCCTGATCAAAAGCCGCCTGCTGATTGAGGTGGCTGCGCCGCGCGATCAATTGGCGATGGTGTGGCGCAGGGATGCGGATGGCACACCGATCCTGATCCAGGTGACGGATGAGGGGCTGCGGGCCATTGGCATTGACCCGAATGAGGGCCGCACCGTGCCCGACACGGCGCCGCAGGGCGGGGAGGAAAAGACGCCGCAGGCCGAGGCGCAGCCTTCCGCCGAGCCCGCCCAACCCGCGCCAGAGGCGCCCAACATGGGAAGCGTGAACCTGCGCGAAGCCGCAGAGCGCTTGCTCGCAGCCTGGGAAGAAACGCCGCCGGCCAACGCAGACAAGGACCCCATCGCGCAAGCCATGGCGATGCTGCGCGATGCCCTGACCCGCCGCGGCACACGCGCGACAGGCGCGCCACGCAAGCCGCGCGAGGGCACGAAGCAGGAAGTGGTGCTGGCGATGCTCCGCCGCCCTGAAGGCGCGACGGTGGCGCAAATCGCCGAGGCCACCGGCTGGGCGCAGCATACGGTGCGCGGGTTTTTCGCCGGACTGAAAAAGCGCCAGGGAATCACGGTGGAGATTGCTGAGCGCATTCGCCAAGTCGGCCCGAACAAGCAGGGCGCGAAAGGGTCCTACACTGTTTACCGCGTAGCGGAATGAAGCTGCGCAGCCACAGCGGCATGAATGATTGCCAAGCCCAGGGATCATCGCGATCCCTGGCGCTTTATTGCCTTGGCTCACGCGAAACACAGCGCGAAGCGTCCGTCACGCGAAGGGCATGCCGCCCCGCAGGACGGAGAAAGACAATGCAGCAACCGGAAACCGCAAAACTCAAGGGCCTCGCCGAGCACGCCCGGCTCAGCCACGCGCATTGGCTGCGCGAGGCACGCAAGGGTGGCATTGGCAAATATGGCCCGGCCTATTGCATCGAGGGCGCGGGCGTGTGGCGCCGGAGGCTCGGCGAATTGCTGATGCAGATCCGCAAGGCGGAGCCGGCGCAATGAGCGCCGGCACAGAACAGCGCTGGATCGTGCTTGGCACCGATGGGCAGCATGTCTCCCTCGGACGCACCGAGCCGAGCGAGGCGGAAGTGATGGCCGCCAGCGACGCCCTTGCCGCGCAGGGGCTTTCCGGGTGGCTGGCACGCATGCAAGGCGAATACTACAGCCGGGGCTGCGTGATGCTCGAACCCCTCCAGCGCATCGGCGTCGCGCATGATGCAGACTGGCAAGCAGCCCTTGCCGCATTCCACGCAGCGCGCCAGCGCGCCACACACTGACACACTGAACCCTCACCAACGCGCGGCGGGAGGTCGCCGCCATGGCTGAACTGACACCCTCCACCCGCGAAGCCGCGCGACGCCTTGGCGTCAGCGACACCACCATGCACAAGGCCGAACGCTCCGGGCGCATTACGCGCGAACCGGATGGCCAATGGGATATCACCAAGACACGCGCTCGGCTGCTGGACACCGCAGACCCGCAGCGGTCCTCGCTCAACGGCAGCACTAATGCCGAGGGCACCCCTTTCGCCCGGCTCAAGGTCGCGCAACTCGCCCTGAAGGTCGAAGCCCAGCGCCTCGCACTGGATGAAAGCAAGGGCCGCCTGCTCGATGTCGCGACCGCCAATGCGACGATTGATGAAATCGCCAGCACCATGCGCGACGCGCTGCTGAATTGGCCCGCGCGCGTGGCGGGCGTCATTGCCGCTGAACTCGGCGTCGAGCCCCATCTGCTGCAAACCATCCTGCAGCAGCACATCAATGAGCTTCTGACGGAGGCTTCCGATCGCTTCGACCCTCCCGGCATCGGCGGCGAATGAAGGCCGCACGCGTGAAAATGTGCGCCGCCGCGCCGGAGCCATGCTACGCCCGCCACCGCAACTCACCGTATCTACCTGGGCGGAACAGCATCGCATCCTGGGCAGCCGTGCCTCGTCTGAGCCCGGCCCCTGGCGCACGAGCCGAACGCCCTATCTGCGCGATGTGATGGACGCGTTGTCCGCCGTGCATCCGGCGCGGCGGATTGTGTTCATGAAGGGCGCGCAGGTGGGCGCGACCGAGGCAGGCAATAATTGGCTCGGCTATATCCTGCATCACGTCCCGGCGCCGGTGCTGGCGGTGCAGCCCACTGTGGAACTCGCCAAGCGCTTTTCTCGCCAGCGCATTGACCCATTGCTGGAGGAAACGCCGGCGCTTCGGGAACGCGTGGCCCCAGCCCGCGCGCGGGACAGCGGCAATACGATGCTGTCGAAGGAATTCCCCGGCGGTATTCTGGTGCTGACCGGCGCGAATAGCGCAGTCGGGCTGCGTTCCATGCCGGCTAGGTTTCTGTTTCTGGATGAAGTCGACGCCTATCCCGGCGATATCGAAGGCGAAGGCGATCCGATTGCATTGGCCGAGGCCCGGGCGCGCACCTTCGGCTGGCGAAGGAAAGCCTTTCTGGTCTCAACGCCAACCATTGCCGGGCGCAGCCGGATTGAACGGGAATATGCTGCCTCCGACCAGCGGCGCTTTTTTCTGCCCTGCCCGCATTGCGGCGCCATGCAATGGCTGAAATTCGAACGTCTGATTTGGGAAAAGGGTGACCCGCGCAGCGTGCGCTACCATTGCGAGGATTGCGACACGCCGATTGAGGAACACCACAAGACGGCCATGCTCGCCGCCGGCGAATGGCGACCGACTGCGGCAGCGGAAAACCCGCATACCATCGGCTTTCACATCTCGGCGCTTTATTCGCCGGTCGGCTGGTTGTCCTGGGAACAGATCGCGCGCGATTGGGAAGCAGCGCAAGGCAAGGCCGAGGATCTGAAGACCTTCCGCAACACCGTGCTCGGCGAGACCTGGCAGGATCGTGGCGAGGCGCCGGATTGGGAACGCCTGGTGGAGCGGCGCGAGGATTTCCGGCTGGGTGTTGTGGTGCAGGACGCACTGGTGCTGACGGCGGGCGTCGATGTGCAGGATGACCGGCTGGAATGCGATATCTGGGCCTGGGCTGAGGGCTATTCGTCCTGGCTGGTTGATCACATTGTCATCGCCGGCAGCCCGCGTGATCGTGCGCCCTGGGATGCGCTGGCGGAGTTGTTGGCGCGCGATTGGCCGCGGGCCAATGGCGGCGCGATCCGCATCGCCAAGGCCTGTGTTGATACGGGTGGTCGCGATACAGCCGCAGTTTATGGCCATCTGCGGCGCCTGCGCGACCCGCGCATTGCGCCGACCAAGGGGGTTGATGGTTGGAATCGCGCACAGCCGGTGCAGGGCCCAACGCCGGTTGATGCGCTGGTGGATGGGCGGAAGCTGCGGCGCGGATTGAAGCTTTGGACGGTCTCGGTTTCGACCTGGAAGGTTGATCTCTATCGCCGGCTTTGGCTCGGGCGTGGCGAGGCAGCGGAATTCCCGCCCGGCTGGGTGCATTTGCCGCAGGGAATTGAGGTTGAATGGGTCAAGCAGCTGGTGGCGGAGCAGCTGCACCAGGTGAAGGATCGGCGCGGCTTTATCCGCCAGGAATGGGCAAAGCTGCGGGATCGGAATGAGGCGCTGGATTGCGCGGTGCTGGCGCGGGCGGCGCTTTGGCTCCTGGGTGCTGATCGCTATGGCGAGCGGTTCTGGCAAAGGCTGCGCGAGGATATCGCCAATGCACCGGTGGATGTGCCGCAGGTGGAAGCGGCTGCGGCATTCCCAGCGCCGGTGCCAAGCCCGGAGCCTCCACCGATGATGCGTCGACCTGGTTGGTTGGCACCGCGTGGCGGTTGGCTGCGCTAATTACTTTCGGGAGGAAATCATGAGTAACGGTGAACTCCACGCGCGCGAGCGCGAGGATCTGGCTCTGCATGTCGAGCGCTGTGCCGAGCGTTATACGGCAGTGCGTGCGGAGATCTGTGGCCTGCGCAAGCAGACGCGCCGGATTGAGGGCGCGATCTGGGGCATCGTCGCCGTGCTTATCGCGCTTGGTGCGGGTGGGGCGCAGATCCTGCCGATCCTGCGTGCCCTCTCGCGCGCCGCGGGAGGTTAAAGGACAACAAGAGCAAAAAACCAGTGGTCTAGGTCAGACCGCTTCTTCAGGATCAAAGTAGTTCAGATCTATTTCTCGCAAAATGATGGGATCGCCTTTCGGGCGAACACCAACGCCGTGCTGGAGCATCAAGAGGGTCAGCTTTGGGCCATCCACCAACACAATGCGCTTTGCTTGAAGCTGAGACGCAAATCTCTCTGCGTCTTGAGAGAATCGGCTGCTTGTAATGAACACGCCTTTTCTGGCGCCATGAAAATCCAATGCACCAGAAAATTCACGAATCTTATCTGGGCCTATGACATTCTCTGTTCGGTATCGTTTGGCTTGGACGTAGATAATATCGAGGCCAAGTTTATCTTCGCGAATGACACCATCAATCCCGCCATCACCAGATCTGCCACGAACTTCGCCAGCCTGATGCCCATCGCCATAACCCATAGCCAGGAGTAGATCGAGCACCAGTTTTTCAAAGAAAGCAGGGGGACACTCAAGAATTCTTTGTAGAACTCGTTCACGAAGCTCCGCTTCAATATCGGCAACAGCATTAAAAATACGCTCATCTGGGGTCCCCGAGGAATTGCTGTCTGCCTGGGAAACCGGGGTGCTAGTCACCGAATCGATGGTCTCAGAGTAACGGTCGTTCGGACGCAACGCCCGAAACTCATCATACTGCTTCAGAAAAGGAATATCGATACGCGTAGGCGGCTGTCGCAGCAGCTCGTGGCCCCTTTCAGATGCCTCATAAACACCGCGTGAGACACGCGTTATCAGGCGCGCGGAATTGAGATAAGTCAGCGCCCAATGAATTCTATTGAAAATAGTCGCCTGCTTACCCGACGGGTTCATCTGGAGCCGTTCTTCTTCGGTAAGAGAGAAATCGTCACAGATTGCGTCGACGAGTTCACGACTTTTGAGGCGCCGCTCAGCAAGACGGCGCAGTACAGGTAGCATCAGGGTTTGAAAATCAGGTATCGCCATGGGTGCGAGGCTACATGATTCCGGTCCAGAGGCGCAATCGTGAGCCGAATAGTCCCTCGCTCAGCCGATGCATCCACCCAGTAACTGGGGACACCCTTCCAATTCTAGACTGGGAAGATACCCATGGACCCCGCCACCCTTGCTTGGGCCTTAGCGCAGCCTGCGGGCAGCCGCGCAGCCGTGCTGGCCTCCGCCTATACCGGCGGCGTCACGCGCGTGACCTTCGAAGGCCGCACGGTCGAATATCGCAGCCTGGATGAATTGGGCCGCGCCATTGCCGCCCTTTACGGCGCGGAGAACGCCACTGCGCGGCGGCCGGGCGTGACACTCGCCAGTTTCACAAGGAACGCATGATGGAACAGACGCATTGGCAACCCGCCACGCTGGCGGCAGCGCTTGGCGTGCCGGAGGAGGCCTTCCGTGCCTTCGCCCGGCTGCGCCAGACCGCCTGGGAGAAGGAACTCTCGCCGCCCGAAGCAGCAAGCCTCGCCCTCGCCTGGGTCGCAGCCGATCGCATTGCCTGCCATGGCCCGATTGCCGAGGCTGCTGGCGCGCTGCTTGATAGCGTCATGGCCCCCGCCGCATGAAGCTCCACCTGCGCGCTGCCTGGAATGCCCTCAGGGGTTACGCGGCCGCGCAGGAGAACCGCGCCTCATCCTGGTCGCCCTCAGGCGGCAGCGCGAATGGCGAAGTCGGTATGGCCGCTGCCAGCGTCGCAAGGCGCGCGCGTGATGCGGTGCGCAATGATCCCTATGCCGCGCGCATCGTCGATCTCTGGACCGGCAATGCGGTCGGTGCGGGCATCACGACGCGATGGCCTGAAACCGCGCATCGCAACGCCTGGCAGGCCTGGGCGGATAGCACCGCCTGCGACGCCGAGGACAAGCTCGATCTCTATGGCCTGCAGGCGCTGGCCATGCGCGCGGTCGTCGAAAGCGGCGAATGCTTCATCCGGCTGCTGACCGTG